CCGCGCTAATCAAAGCCGCACGCTTCTGGATTTTCTCCTCTTGAGCTTCAAGGTCGCGAAGCTCCACTTCAAGTGCAGTCAAATCCGCGTCGTCTTGCTCTAAAAGTGAGCGGATTTCTAGTTTTCTCGATTTGATTTGCTCGATCGTCATGTCGTACCTCCTAGAAATAAGTTTTCAAAAGCAACTTCCGTCGCAATTGGGCATCCTCCGATGCTTTGCGTTCCTTTTCGGCCTCCACCTCAAAGAAACTCCTTGCAGAAATAGAAGTGGTATCGTATGCGGGGGTTTCAACCGCCGCGACATCCCAAAGTTTTTTGATTCCCCTGATTTTGCGGGTGTGGGTTTGCTTGTCGTACCCGTCTTCCGCCACAGTAAAAGCAAAAGACATCTTGTCGATGTCTCCCCTTTTAATAAGTTCATATAAGTCCTTGCCTGCGGTCGTTTTGGCTAGATTCGCTTGGATAAATAACCCTTGGTCATCTGGCACGAGTCTCAAAGTCTTGCTTCTAGTCCTCGCCATGATCATGACGTGATCAGAGTGATTGTATTTAAACGGCACGTCTGTCAGATCAGCGTTGTCCAACGCTCCCCGCTCGATGACCTCCGAATATTGCACCCCGTCAATCTCATAAAGGACGGTGGGAGAGTCGAATTTCAGTGCGTACCCCTCCACAATCATCTGCTCATCCTCGATGTCAAGTGACCTGATCTCCATTGTTAGGCGTCGTTCCTTGTCCATTTGGCTCACCTCCTATAGTGGCTGTGTCTAGGCGTCTCACGGGTTGGTCTCCACCTTCCACGGGCGCCCAATTAAAGATTTCTCGCCATTCATTCGGTGTCATGGCTCCCCTGTCCACCATGGCTAAGAATTGAAGTTTGGTTTGGTTGCTTGCGTACTGTAATCTGTTGCCCTCGAAGATGATTTCGTTCCCGAAACCTTGTTCACGATTTGAGAAAAGTTGATTGGTGAAGGCTAAGCTCATCTGGATGGCTAAAGGCTCGATGACAGACTCATAAAAAGAGCCAAATTCCTCCTCCGAGAAATTTGACTTGACGATTTTTTCGTTTACTCCAAAGAATCGGTAGACTTTTGAGTCAATAAGCTCCATTTGCTTCGCGTCCACCATTTTCGGTTCGTTTTTGAGTTCCACATAGTCAGCCTTGTTGTCAATCGCCGCGATCCCGCCTTGATTGGTGACTGTTAGATAGTCCTCGACGAACTTATCCTTGGCCGCTTTCATATCTTCAGCCTTCAGGATGTTCGTGTATTTCAGTAAGCCCCTTAGAAACGCACTCTGCTTGACCGCGTTGATGATGCCCTCATTCGACGTCTGGATGAGTTCCAGCGTCGGAGTGATGGCCTTGTCGTTGGATGAGCCGAAAAGGTCATTGTCAAAGTAGAATCGCCTCAGATGGATGAGTTCCGTATAGGGTAGAACATACGTTTGACCCGAGTTAAATTGAAACTTGGCGATAATCTCGGGTTTGCCCGTCCTTGGCTCCAGGAACTCCACTTGTGAGTAGTCGATGGGATAAAAGGCCTTCGGGTTGCCCATCGGGTCGTAGTCGACGTACACGAAAGCGTTATTTTTGACCATGAGGAGGCTCACTAACTTGTAAAAAAAGTCATAAGCACTCATATAAGGGTTTGGAGACGTCTGCAAGAGCCTCACTGTCGTCGAGTTGACCGCCTGAATCTCCCCGTTCATCCTTCTGATGTGCTTGGGTCTCAGCTTGGCTGCGTGCCTCGCGATGGCATCCACGCAAGCCCTCACCACGTCGGAGTCGTAGGCGGAACCTGACCATGTGGAGAAGGTCGGCTGGTAGCCTTGGAGCATTTTGAGTTGGGTGAATGTGTTTTTTTGCGTTTGTTGCTTTTGGCCAAAGATGATTTGGTATAAGGACCTTTTCTCCAAGTCATCACCTCCTATATCAAAGCTTGATAGTCGCCCATTTTTTCAAACAGCACCACATAGGCGATAGTCAAAGAGACAGCCCCGTCGATTCTCTGCCTTTGGTTCTGTCCCTTGACTGGGCGGATATTGTCATTCTCGTCTCGTTTGACGGAGACGTTCGTAAGGTTCCATTTGAGTATCGGGTTGTTGTTGTAGTTTATCTTCTTGGCCATCAGGTCAGCTCCAAGCTCTTTCATCGGTTGGCTCATACTCTTGACCCCTTGCCTGACCTCCATCATGCTGAATCCCCGCGACTTCATTTCGTCCACCCAGTACGACGAGTTCCACGGGTCGTAACCGATGTAAAGAGGATGGATGTGGTAGTCGTTGAGCATCCTCAGGAACCAGTCCGTCACATCGCTATAGTTGACCTTGTTGCCTTGTGAAAGAGTCAGGAGACCCCTGTCACGCCATTTGTCGTAAGGGATTTTATCCTCGATGACCCTCTGCTCCAAGAGTTCGGAGGGAAGGAAATATTGCTGGATGACATATTTCTTCTCGTCGTTCGGCTTCATGACGATTAGACTGGCACACGTCAGATCTGTGGTCGCCGACAAGTCCACGCCCCCGATGGCGTAGGTGTTGCGTAGCTCCTCTATGTCAAAGGTCTCCTCGTTGTTGATGGCGTCGAAGGTTAACCATGTCCCTGCGACGGTGTCACGGACGTTGAAGTCCTTGGTCAGCACCGTGGGCAAAAAGTCAGGGTCATTCTTTGCCCTTTCCACATTGGCCGCAAGTTCCTCGTATGACTTAATCGTCCCGAGTCCCGGGTTGGCTTTCTCCCACATTCGAAAATCAGTCCACTCGGAGCGTTCATCGAGTTCGTAGATGAAACTCATAAACCGTTCATCCTCGATCGCACCGTCTAAGACTTTGCAGGCGTAGTCGTAAATGGAGTCAAAGATGCATTCGCGAACAAAGCCCGCCGTGGTGATCATGTCCAGTAAAGGTTGCTCCCTTGCTGACATGGCTTGCTTGACCACGTCGTAAAGGTTTCTATCCTTGATGGCATGTAGCTCGTCCATGATGCCGTTGTGGACATTTAGTCCGTCGAGGCTATTGGAGTCGCTCGCCAAGGGTTCAAACTTTGAAAAGGTCACTGGGAAGTAGATATCCGTCTTTCGCTTCTTGACGTGCTTGGAGAGTGCTGGCGACTGGCTGACCATGTTGACCGCTTCACTGAACACGATTCTGGCTTGGTCTTTTTTCGTGGCTATGGCATAGGCCTCGCTTCCACCCTCGCCGTCGCCAACCATCATGTAGAGACCCGTGGCGGCTTTTTCTGTCGATTTGCCATTCTTTCGGCCGACGAGAGTGAACACTTCCCTAGCCCGACGAAATCCAGTGTCCTTATGGACGAAACCGTAAACGGCTTGCATCTTGGCCTTTTGAAATAGTTCTAAGGTGACTCCCTTGCCAATCCACTTGCCTTTGGAGTGCTTGCAAAATCGCTCAATAAACTCAATGGGACGGTTGGCCTTGTCTATATCAAAAATCCACGGGTCACGTGGATGGTTGATTTCGTTTATGATCTTTTGGTATTGCTGTTTCAGCCTGCGACAGGCTTGAATCTCGCCTGATTCGATTTTCTGCCAGTATTCGATGATATGGTTCATTTGGCCCTTTTGACAAAGCCCATGAGTTCATCGGCTTCAACCTTGGCAGTCTCTTGAGGGAGCATGTCAAACAGCTGTCGGCAGATGGCTTGATAGTTTTTCACCGTTGCGTTGTAGATACGGGTCGCTGGTCGCTCGCGTTCATATTCGACATCCTTGGTCTGGGAGAACATTTCCATCGTGCCATTCTCGTTGATGTCCTTTTCCAGCTCCTCGAGATTGATACGCATGAAGGCCGCGCGTTGCATGAGTCCCTCGGCTGCTTTGAACTTATCTTTGGGGATGTCTTTCAAAAGTTTTTTAAGTTGGCTGAACTCTTGAGATATCCGCCAATCTTTGTTTTTCTCGCTCGATTCTCTCATAAGTTTTTCCTCCTTTGGGAAGGGGTCTAACAAATTTTCAATTCGGGGTATGCGAAAGTTGGACACGCGGTAGTAAAAAATTGGCAAAAATTCACGCATAGAGGGGGCATACTACCTAGCCACCACCTGTCCATCCTCATCAAACTTTAGCCCCCGCTCAATCACCCTTGCCTTCAAGTGTTCCTCGTTGTGGCAGTCGTGACACACAAACTCTAAGTTGTTAAAGTTTAGCGTGATGTCTGGGTTGTTGATGTTCGTCGGTGTGATGTACGTCTTGTGATGCACGATCTTGCCCGCTCGGCCGCATCGCTCACATAGCCCATGCACGTGGCTAATGTAAGATTGACGCGCCTTGTGCCACTCTCGTGAGTTGTAGAATCGTCTCGCTTGCTCTCTCATGTGTCACCTCTATGATTGCGATTTGCTTCGGCTCGCCAACCGTCTCGAGTCTAACCTTATACGCCTGAGATCAGCGCCAGAAAGGAGTCAGCCACCTTGAGGATTTGCCCCTCCTCAGGTGAGTAAATGGCTGGTTAAGGGAGGTCAGACGTGTCTATGTCAGGCTGTGCGAATTTTAAGTTTAAGGCTGTCAACGCCTCATCCGTGTCCGAGTAGACGTATTGGAAATACTCATCTATCTCGCTTGCCTGTGCCTCTGTCACGAGCCAGTTGCAGATGTAGTGAGTGTGACGGGTTGACTTGTATAGTTTGACTGTAAACGTCTCGCCCTCTGCGCCTATACTGTTGCAGAATGTGTTCGCTGTCGATAACTCTGCCTTGGGTATAACGATAACTTTACGCAAGTGCTATCCCCCACTTTCTCGCAAGGTAGCGATGGACTTGGCTTAGCTCGCTTGTGTTTAGTGCTCGGTTGTATACTATGATTTCTGCGATGTCGCCTGTTAAATAAGTTGATGAAACTCTGCCCAAGAAAATTGCTAATGAATCCGCGTTTTCTGTATTACCTGATGTCGCGAAAGTAGTTGACCCGTCAAGTGTCCCGTTGATAAATTGCTCTAAAGTTTGATTTTGATAATCTGCTTTTGCTGTCTGGATGACAACACTATTGGTGTTAGTCGCTTGAACTGAATTCATATTTATCGCGGTGTCTGCGTCTAATCTTGTCGCTTGCATATTGTATTTTGGAGCTGTTGACGTACGTATTAAAATTCTTACACTAGTTGACGAACTATTTCTTGATGCAAAAAAGGAAGGAGCATTTACTGCGGTTGCTGAATATTTGACCGCTACAAAAATTGTTGCTCCTGCTACATTTTTTAGCAAACTCAATGCTCCGCCGCTAAATCCTAAATGGTCATCCGTACCGTCAAACCTCACCACAGGTAACCCGTTCAGCCCACTCGTGATATAAGTCGGTCTTGCCGCTGTGGTGGACTGTGTCGCGTCATAGCCGTTGCCGCTTTGGTCGCTCCATATCCGCACCGCTGTGCCGTCGTCTATCGGCTCGGTGAAAGGTTCGCTGTTGTCCCATATGGCACCCGTGATTGTTCCTGCGTTGGCGTTGGTCGTGGAGTCTGCTACGGTTGTGCCGCTCCCTTTATCGAGTTTCCAGTAGCCTACTAAGCCCGATTCGTTGCCGATGAGTCGTTTTTGGTAGTTGTCGGCGATTTGTTGCTGGGTGCGTGCGGTGTTCCATATGCGGACGTCTGAGAGTTGACCGTTCAGATAACTTGTCGGAGATACTATTCTTACTACTCCTAGTAAAACTTTATTATTTGCTGTATTGCTAAAATTAACTGAATCTGTGCCTGTAACTTGTTCTACTCCATTAACATATAATTTTCGGTCTGTTGCTGAATTAAAAACACCTGCAACATGATACCAAACATTTGTTGTAAAAGTGTTAGTTGTTGTATTTCCTCGAACTGTTGTATTTCTAGCCTGTATGCCAAAACGAGAACCCGTAAAATAAATACCATAATAAATAGAGGAAGTTGTACTATCATTAATTGTGACTAAACTATGAGTTACTCCTGTTGTTTCTGGTCTTACCCAACACTCTAGGGTAAACGGGTAGGCTGTTATCTCGTTGTCTGCCTGTACATAATCATCTGTCCCGTCAAAGTCTAACGAGTAGCCCTGCACCCCGATACGGTCGGCAGGTAGCCATAGTTGCAGGTTGGGTAGGCTCCGAGGGTTAAACCTTTTCCGTAGTAGGAGTAGACTCATATCGCCCTCACGATGAGTGTGATTGTCCTCGCTCCGCCTTGGTTGACAGGTGTCCCTGATGTGCCACTACGTACTTTGAGGTAGCGGACGGAAACAAAGTCGGCAGGGTTGAGTAAGATGAATCTCGATGCCGCAGCTGTGATGGTCACCTCTGTGCCAAGGGAGTCAAACACGTTGTCCCAAGTGGAGTTGTCCACGCTGGCTTGTAGAGTCAAGTTGGCCGCTGTCCATGATGCTGGCATGTCGATGCCGATGAGCGTGAAGCCTGATAGGTTGACGGCACCCGATAAAGATGCGCCGTTGTCGATGGTCACTGTTGTGGTTGTGGGTATCCCGCGTCCTGTTGGTGTGATAGTGTTATTTATTGGCATAAGTAGTCTCCTCTCATTTTGCACTCTGCTCCCCACCCCTGAGCCAATGTGAGTGCGTCACCCAAAAATGTCCATGAAAAAAGCCCATCTGTGATGGACTTAAAATTTTCGATACTAACATAATATCACGATTT